GATTAACAGCCAGTTTCGCATGGTCCAAAAGCGCGGCACCGCAGTAGTCGGGACGGTCGGATTCATGGCCGACTATGCCGTGTATGTCCACAAAGCATCCGGGAAGCTAAAAGGCCAGCCTAGACCAAAGCGTAACGGTAAGTCACAGGTCTTCTACTGGGGGCCGCATGACGGCCAACCGCAGTTTCTGACAAAGGCTTTTGATCGGGCTGGGTCTGACATCAGAGCCATTTGGGCTAAGGCCATGAGAGTATGAGCGCGGCAGATGTCTTACGAACGTTCCTCACTCCGCTACTGCCGGACTTCCGTATTCAGTTTGGGCGGTGGATGGATGACGATGATTCTCAGTATCGGTACTGTATTGTTAAGCCAGTTGGTGGTCTGCCTCTGGTTCTTGTCCGTGAGCCTCAATTTACTTTAACGTTCATTGGTGCCAAGAATGATTCTGAAGTCGCGGTATCCGATTTTGTCGAAGATGTTATTCAGGCGATGAAAACGGGTAACGGCGGCGCGGTGTTTCTGCAACCGGCAGAGCCGGTATTTATGGCGACCTCTGACGGGCGTCCGGTTTTTGACCTCGCTGTATCGGCGATTTTCAACCTATAAGGGGTATATCAAATGGGTGCTTTTGTTGGACGCGACGTACTCGTCGAATTCTCGATTGCCGATGAGTCGGCTTCTGTTGGCGGCTTGACTTTCTCGACGCTGGGCATGATGCGCGGTAAGTCGATGAAAACCTCGTGGGAAACCGCCGACACGACTGCTGACGACTCCCCCGGCTTCACCAAAACGTCTCTGGTGACTTTCAAGGCCGTAGAATTCTCCGGCGATGGCGTGACCTACACAGAGGCCATGCACAACCAGGGCACGCTGAAAGAGCACGTTATCAGCCCAGGCGCGGGCACTGCGAATCAGCCCAAGGTCTGGTTCCGCATGACTGACCCGACCGGCGTCTATGTCGGCCCGTTCATCGTGTCGGAGTGGTCTGACGATAGCCCGTACTCGGACACATGCACGTGGTCTATCTCGGCCATGTCCAACGGCAACGTTACCTTCACCGCCGCTTAATAGGGGGGCTGACATGGCTGCAATTACCAGCGTTTCGGCATCTGGCGTTATCGGTGCCTTTGCATGCAACGAGCAGACACTTTCGTCTAGCGACACGATCACAATCGCGCCCGCATCCAAGCAATTGATGGTTGTCCGCAATGCAACCGGCAGTCCGGTCAATCTCTTGGTCGACGGCGACGGCGGTACATCGGTTTCGATCAAGGGGCTGGGGGCCGTTTCTGTTTCTGGCGGCTTGACTATCGCCATACCTGCCGGTGAGTCGCGGGCGGTTGTTCTTTCGACTATCAGCTATTACACGCAAGGGGTTGTCACCCTGAGCGGGGCTAGTGGCGCTCGCATTCAGATTTTTAATCTGTGAGCCTGCGTGCTTGTCGAATGCGGGTATGTAAAGGCGCAGGCACCGGACGGAACTGAGTATTCTTTCGTTCCGTCTTTAGGTCGCGTGGCAGAGTTGGGCAGTCCCGAGCAGATTGTCCAGCTTTATGCCGACCTGCACGGCCCGAAAGCCGAGAGTGTGTCCGCCTATATCCTTGCCGTCATGTGCGAGCAGGAGAACCCTTTCCCGCTAATTGGCTGGCATGACGTTGACGGCTGGCACGATGGGGTTATGCCGAGTTCCGAGCGAGTAATCATTGCCGGGCATTTGATGCGGCATGGAATCATCGGAACCGCAAAGCCTGACGGAAACAAGCCAGTCGAAAAAGGGCAGTACGCGGACAGGTTTGACGCATCCGAATACATATCAGCCGCTCGCGTGCATTTTGGGCTGAGTAGCCGGGACGCTGAGGCGATTAGCATGACTGAGTTTCAGAAGATGCTCGCCATGAAGTTCCCGGACATGAACAAGCCTAAGCGTGACGTGGCGACCAAGGAAGAGTATGACGCGGCGATGAGCTATTACAAGGAGCGCTCGCGTGGCTGAGAATGTAGGCTCGATTAGCTATGACGTATCCCTAGACACGTCTAACCTTGTTCGCGGGCAGCGCGAGGTCGATAGGGCCACTGCGGCAGCATCCAAGGGGCTGGGCGCTGTAGGCAAAGAGGCGGACAAGACTAGCGGCGCAATGGCCCGCGCAGGTAGCTCCGCTGATAAGGCGGCGGCATCGTTTAACGCAGTCGCCCAGGCGGTCAAAATATACGCGGCAATCATGGCGGTGGTCAAAACCGCGCAGATTGCCGACGATTTAAGACTGCTAGCGGCCCGCGTGGATGTTGCAGCCGGGTCTGCCGAGAATGGCGCAAAGGCCATGCGCTCGCTTGAGGAGATCGCACGCAGGACGCAGACCACGGTAGCGGCGAATGCCGAAGTCTTTGGCAGGCTTAATCAGTCCCTCATGCAGATGGGCGGGACACAAGAAGACACGCTAAGGATCACTGAGCTACTCGGCAAGGCCGTTAAGGTGTCAGGCGCGTCCGCCCAAGAGTCAAGCTCTGCAATGCTCCAATTCGGGCAGGCTTTGGGATCTGGCAAGCTGGCCGGGGACGAACTTAGATCCCTGATGGAAAACGCGCCTTATCTTATGAGGCAATTGGCCGATGGGATTGGCGTTCCTGTTGGCGCCTTGAAAGACTTGGGGGAGCAGGGCAAACTTACCTCCGATGTCGTCATCAATGCTCTGACCAAAACATCGAGCAAGATCAATGCCGATTTTGCCAAGCTGCCGCAGACGCTATCCGCATCGATGGATGTCACGCGGGATGCGTTCTCCAGGCTTGTCGCGGAGATCGAGAAGACCAGCAATCAGAGCACGGTACTGACTGGGCTTGCAAAAGGCTTGGGGCAGGCGTTCGATGGCGTCGTTGCAGTCATTCAGCGGCTGAACGGCCAGCAGACAGACCTCAACCGGAATAACCAGATTGAGGCATGGGCAAATGCCACGGTATCAGCCGTTAGCTACGTTGTCGACGGCATCGATTTCGTCATCCGTGGATTCAAGCAAACCGGGACGTTGATAGGCGGGCTGGCTGCGTCTAGCGCTGCTGTTGCTCGCGGTGAGCTTGACAGCGCTAAGACAATCGCCTCGCAGACCATTGCCGATGTCAAGTCTATTGGAGCCGGGCAGTATGCCGGGGCGTCCATGCGTCAACAGCGTGAGGCTCTGGCGACCGGCACGGACGGGTCAGACAGGCTAGACCGCATGGCTAGAGCGCCTGCGGCCGGCAGCAAGCTAAAGCCTTCTGGCGGCGACAAAGAAAAGGACAAGAAAAAAGGCAAGCCGTCTGTTTTTGACACTGCTGGCTATCTTGCTGGCCTGCGTCAAGCCGTTGCCGAGGAATCCGAGAAGATCAACATTATCGAAGCCGAAGCCATCCGCAAGGCGCAGGAGTTACGCGACAAGGGCGCGAAAGACGGCGGGATCTCGCAGGAGTCTTACGAGACGGCGCGATACCTCATCATGAGGGCGGCGGCTCAGTCGCGGATGGAACTTGGCGAGCGCGAGAGCAAGCGGATACAGGAGCAGGTAGAGGCTGAGGCACGCGAGAAAGAAAAGCTGCTTGCTGACGACAAGCGGCGTCAGGATGAAATGAACCGCAACCGTCAGGCGGCTAATCAGGTTCTGGATAACGCCGACCCCGTGACCGCGCTTCGTGCCGAGCTTCAGGCAAAGTCGGAGTTGATGACGCAGTACGCGCAGCTTGACCAAGACAACGCGCTTTTGTACGAAGCCGCAAGGGTCCAGCTTGCCAAGGACACGGCGGAGAAAATAAAGGCCATTGAAGACAAGATCGCATCGGATCGGTTCGCCGGTCAGCAGATGGTCTTGTCCGGTTATGAGGCTCTGTTCGGGGCTATGTCGGGCATGGCTGAGACGTTCGGCGGTAAGCAGTCTGCGACCTATCGCGTGCTGTTTGCTGCCCAGAAGGGCTTTGCCATTGCTGCGGCGATTCTGAACATTCAGAAGGGCATGAGTGACGCGCTGGCTAGCGGGATCACGCCCACCCAAAAGATCGCGGCAATGTCTATGGTCGCCTCTTCTGGTGCCAGCATCCTTGCGTCTCTACGCGGGGCCAACTACGGCGGCGGCAGGCAGTACGGCGGGCCGGTCACAGCAGACAACCTCTATCGCGTGAACGAAACCGGACGGCCTGAAATGTTCACGGCTAACAACGGCACGCAGTACATGATG